TTACGCCACTTTTGCAGAAAAAGCGTGCAGAACGTAAGGAATGGCTTCGTAGAGCACAGAATAAGGCTATTACTGAGAAAGTTCCTTCCATGCTTATCTTCTTAGGCAAGAACGACCTCAACCAGACAGACAAGCGTGATATCACGTCCGGGGGTGAAGTTTTAGCAGCTCCGACAATGGTAATCCACAAGCCAGAAGGCAAGGAATAAGAGATAAATATGAAAACTATAGCTCTATGTTAACTTAGGTAAGCAGTTATTAGGCCAATAATCAAGAAAGTCTGCGAAATCACGGGGTTATAAGAATCAGCAGTTGTTAAGGGTGTTAAGATGGATAAGTATTACCTTTATGGATAACAAACCAGCCGACAAGAACGAATTACACTTCTATCCAACTCAGCGCCAATGGGATGCCAGGCAGGTATTAGACCTTGACCAAGTTGAGGATCCTATCGATCCGCCAATTGAGCTTTGTTATGGTGGTGCGAAGGGTGGTGGTAAGTCGTACTTCTTCTGCTTCTGGGTGTTAGAGTATGCACGGTGGGTAATACAACACTTTAATCTTAAGCCAAGTAAGAATCCGCCTCACATCGGCTTTATGGGCAGGAAGCTTTCAACTGATTTTACGGGTACGACGCTGGCGACATGGCGTGATAATATACCAGATACTTGTTACGAGTTTAGAGGTTCAGGTGATAAAGAGGTCAAGCACATTGTAATCGATGGTACAGTATCAGTTGATTACGGCGGATTAGACAGGCAGGCGGATATAAATAAGTTTAATAGTGCCGAATATGGCTTTGTTGCGATAGACCAGGCTGAGGAAACTTTAATAGATGACGTATCGGTCTTAAAAGCTTCCAGACGTATGAAGATAAAAGGTGAAGCATTGCCGTATAGAGGTCTTTGGACGGCTAATCCTGCTGCTTGCTGGCTAAAACAAGACTTTATCACATCACCTAAGAAAAACCACGTATTTGTACAGGCATTACCCGGGGATAATAAATACTTACCAAACAGCTACATTGAGACGCTACGGTCAAGCTTTGGTCATAGACCAGACTTATTGCAGGCTTATTTATATGGTTCATGGGATGCCTTTGAAGGTGCTAATCAGGTCATATTAGGCGGCTGGGTACAGAGGTGCTTGAATAAACCGACTTTATTAGGCGGTAAGGTGCTTAGTTGTGATGTTGCAAGGTTTGGTGACGATAAGACTATAATAAACCTGCTACATGGTTCAAATATACTAGAACGCCACGAAATGGGCTATAGTAGAACTACTGACGTATCAGACGCATTGACTGAGTTATCGCGTAGGAATGAGAATTGCCAGATTGTAGTAGACGAAATAGGTGTGGGTGGTGGTGTGATCGATGAATTACATAAGAATGGCAGAAGGGTAATCGCTTTCAACTCGTCAAGAAAGCCCGAATCAGATAAGTTCTATAACCTTAGAGCGGAAGCGTGGTGGGAGTTAGGGCAGCACTTTGCACAGGGTGAGATAGGTTGCACTGAGATGAGCCCTAATCTTATAGCAGAACTAACAGCGCCCACATATTCATTGCGTAACGGCAAGGTGTTAATTGAGAAGAAAGAGGACATTAAGAAGCGTTTGGGACGTTCTACTGATGAGGCTGATGCTTACGTCATGGGGATATGGGCGGTTAAAAGGTCAAGACCAGAACTAACATACGCTAACCATACAGGTCGAAGCAAGACGTATTCAAACAAGAACATATTAACGCGCGGTATGAAAAGGACAGGATGATATACGAGCCTGAGACTATTGACCTTAGTATACTAGCGGAGCATTTCATTGTTACCGAAGATTACACTAGGGAGATATGTTTAGCTGAGTTGAAGATGAGGCAGAACGAGCCTGACTTCTTAGTATTGATAGACGAGGAAGAAGGTAATATTAACGGATTCTTAATAGCTTATAGGGTTTACAACAGTTTATGGCTTAATCAGATATGGCGTCAGGCTGATTCAAAGTTATCACATTGCAGGAAGGTAATGAGTATTGTGCGTAATTGGGCTAAAGATCGTGGTATGACTAGTATTACAGGTGAGACTAAGCGTACTGAGATGAAAGCTTTAGGCAGGTACGGGTTTGAAGAATACAGTGTAGTTATAAGGGCTAAGATATGAAACGAGGTATATAATGGGTAGTGGCGGTAGTAGTGGCAAGAGTCCACCAATTAAGAAGGTTACTGCAGAGACTACAGCGACCCCAGTAGAGCAGTTATCAGAGGCGGCTAAGAAGAACAGGCGTACCTCAGCAGCTTTATTGTCAAATGGTTTCTCAGAGCCTACATTAAGCAATACAGGTTTATTAGGTGTTCCACAATAGTATTTTTGAAAGGATAACTATTATGAAGAATGTAGTTAAAATAAGATTAAAACATTGGTGGTGGTACTTCATTCCATCTATACGAAGATGGGCAAGAGATTGCGAAAGAAGCCTAAACAGTGTAGTTGTGAAAAAAGAGATGGCTAAAGAAATGTCAGACTCTCTACACCTGTACTGCTTGCCGGGTGGATTAAACAGTATTAAAGATAATCACTCTAAAGGTGGTAATCTTGAAATTGGTTTACCAGATGCAGAATAAGGAATAATTATGGCTAATTGGTCGAAGAAAACTTTATATCAGAAAATTACAGACCGTTGGAAAGAATTTGACGGCGTTTACTCTAAGATTAACCGTAATCGTGACTACATGGCGACTTACTTCCGCAGTGACGAGTTGGTTGATACTGACGATAGCGGTGATTTAGTAGGTCAGGCTATCTACAATGGTAGTGGTTCTTGGTATTCAAGGAAGATGGCTACGGGCTTTCAGGGTTCGTTAGTCAGTAAGAATATCCCTTGGATACGCTATAAGATGCAACAGCACGAATTAAAGGGTTTAGACCAGCTTGATATCTGGTTACAGGATATTAAAGAGTATATGTCAGATGCGTATCAAAGGTCTAACTTCTACGATGTTCAGCCTACATTTACGCATGACGGCATTACCTTGGGCAGTCCTGTGATATTCGCAGAAGAAGATAAAAAAACCCAGCGTACAATGTGGATGCCCCAGCATTACAAGAATGTTAGGGTATATTACGATAAATACAATCAGCCTGAGGGTGTTATCATTGAGGATAAGACTTGGACGGCTAAGAAGATATTCGATAAGTTCATCGGTGAAGATGACGAGAATTACACTAAGAGTAATAAAAAGCTTGCTATTTCGATAGTTACTGCTTTACGTGCTGGCAGATTAGATGATAAGTTTACAGTCTATAGAGCTACTTTCAAGTCTGACGATCCTATATGGGATGGCGAAGGGTTTAAGAAGCCTCAAGGTGAATGGACATGGTTAACAGCTTACTTCGCTGAATTAGCGGCAGTAGATAAGGACAAGGAGAACGAGCCTTTAAATGATAATATGGGCGATTTCTCACAGCCCTTTAGTGTATGGAACTTTGATAAGAAACCTTGGGAAGCTTCAAGTCGTACTCCTGCTTGGTATGCCATTTGGGATAATTTAAGTATCCAGCAGATTGATAAGAACTATCTTGAGGATATGCAGAACGTAAACCGCAGGGCTTTCGTTGCTCTTGCTTCACAGAAGAATAACGTTGACTTATCCCCTGAGGGTGAGATGTACGTTAGTGATGCCGAATATGACAGACCACCTAAGTTCATGGACAGGGTTGCGGGTATGCAGTTCTCACGTGAGATGCTCGATATTAAGGACGAGGCTTTAAAGCGTTGGTTCTATATCGACCAGTTCTCAATGTTCACTGATCTTGCAATGGAGAAGAACCAGCCCGTTACTGCTACTCAGATATGGCAGATGGCAGGTGAGAAGTCTACTTTACTCAGTCCGGCAATTGAGACACATAGTAGATACCTTGAGAGTGTTGACGCTCGTATGATAGATATTGAGGTCAGGGCAGGTCGTGGCCCGTTTAATGCCCGGACAATGGGTAATATCACTGATGTTATAATGAGTAACGTAACTGAGCCTATTGAAAGTGTTGACGTTCAGCCTGTCTTTATAGGCCAGCTTGCCCAAGCTCAGAAGGTTAGTCAGGCTTTACAGCCTATCGTAAGAACAATTGAGACTGTCGCTCCTTTAATGGAAATATTCCCTAACCTTAGAATGATGTACAGAGAGTACGAGACTGCAAACGATATCAACGAGGCTTTGGACTTCCCACAGAAGAACATTGTCCCGAAAGAAGAATACGACCAGGCCGTAGCTGAGGTTAACGAGGCTGCTGCTAAACAACAGGAGTTTATTAACACTGTAGAGATGGCGAAAGCCGCACCTGCTGTATCCGGTCCCGTAGACGAGAATAGTGTATTAGCAAACGTAGGAGGTGCATTAGCTGAATAATGAATTTATACTTACTAACACGTGATGGTACTTATGAAGAAAATAACGCTATGTTAATTCGTGCAAAAGACGAAGAACAAGCAAGGATTTTTGCAAACTCTAATTGTGCTAACGAAGGTCAGGCGTGGGGGAAAACAAGTGCTACTTCATGCGAAAGAATAGAGGTAGGTGGAAACCCTGAAATATTATTAACAAGTTACGTTGGAAGTTAAGGAATATTATGATAGAAATGGGTATTTTAATTTTAGCAGGTATTATATTTTTCTGTATCGGATGTTCTTGTGGTAGGGACTATGAAAGAGAATTTCCGAGAAAGGGTAATAATGACTGATATTAAAGGTTTAACAGGGAAAGAAATAGCATGTCTTAGAGACAATAATGGTAGATTTGCAAAGCATGACTTCAAAAGGTCTGGGCTGCAATGGGTTTGTACTAAATGCAAGACAGTTGTCTCAACAATGTCCTTTGCACGTTACAAGTTAAAAGGTAGGTTTTTGATATGAGAGGACAAGGATTACATAAACTATATCTAATGGGTGGCGAGAAGTTACTTGCTCACCGGTTAAACTTAGTATTTAGAGTGCTTGATACTCCTGAAAAGGTTACATTACATAACGAGGTTGTTGACGAAATTATGGATATTATCAATACTCACTTCCCTCCTGCCGGCAAGATAAGTGGCGAGGAAAAACAACTGTTTGATTATATCGCTGAAATACTATTAAGAAAACGGTCAAAGCGATTAAACTTCCTACACAGAGTGGCTGTGAAGGTGTTTAGTAT